GACTTGTGCTTCCATTGTCCTTCAATGCACTGCTCATCAGTAATAGTTCCTTTCCTGATGAAATGCCCACGCCTTGCATGGCGTTTGATAACGGTTTGTTATGTATCGCAATGAAGCGTCTATTTGTCTGAATGGGTCAAGGTCACGATAGTGCTTTGATCTCATTTGCCCCAGTCCGTAATGACTGCCATTGCGTGCAGTGTATGACCAACGTGATTCCTTTGTAATGATCTTGTTAAAGCATTGGAATTCCTTGTAATCCAGAATCCTTGAATGCGCATAAAGTTTCAAATGGTCTATTGAATAATTAGCTGCATTGGCATTGAGTGTGCTTGTTATTGAAAGCACTGCCAATAAGGCATAGAACTTGCCCATTAGATCGATTCGCCCTCGCGCGCTCACCGCCTCAGCGGCGCGCTTCAAGCGATTAGATCGTAGCGCACCTGTCAAGCAAATGAATAACTTACGCATGACGGTGGGCGTGTCCCACACCTTTTGCACCCCTGTGCATAACTTCTGTGGATAACTTTTCATAGTGTTACCTGATCAAATACGTGCTTGCCTAACGCTGGAAGTACGCAATTTCGCAACACTTGACGTTTGTTAGGCAGTTTATAGCCGTCCAGATTGTATCCATGCAATTCTTGCAATTGTGGAATTTGTGCAGCTCTCAGGTTGTCCTTCTCGATTTTTGCGTCTGGAATCTCGAAATTAGCCCAGAAGTGGTGACGCTGAAGGTCAGCCGTTGGTGATATCAATGGCGGATAGTATGGTTTGACGTTTTCAACAACAAACTTACCTGCGAAATTGTATTGAAGGAAAATGATTTCTTGCCACAATTTCATGTCTGCATAGATCGGCTCAACGCCACGATAACGCACCCCAATGTTTTGTCTGAAGCTGCTATGCGACTGACATGGCGGTGAAGTCCAAATAAAGTCGAAATAACTAAAGTGATTCAAAAGGAATTCGTGAGCGTCACCCACAATGACGGTGTCATTCGGGAAATGGTCTTTATAGACCTTCGCAATGTCTGCGTCCCATTCAACGGCAGTGATTTCGTGTTCGTCGCCCCATAACTTGCGATTGCCACCAATACCAGCATAAAGGTTAAGAATTTTCATTGGTGACCCCAGCCTTCACCCTTGAATGAAATTCCGAAAGTTGAGTAGCGTCGGCTCATGTTTGCCCCGCAGCAGATTGGTTGGTTTTCGTCGTGGATTGACTTATCCACCTCAACACGGATTTTGCACACCGTACATTCAAACTCATAGATCGGCATTGGAACTTCCTATCTGTGCAACCCCCATGACTTCGCACTTCGTGCATTGGATTACTTCGACACCATTGGGCAAGTTGTCGGTTATCTTGTGAATCAGCTGCTTTGTCATTTTTTTGCATTTTCGGCACTCAAACTGGATTGTTTCCATAGTTGCTCCTTCGTAAATTCTCGATTGGCTGAAGGTTTATTTGTGTGACCCACCAATTTGGTTGCTTGGTGTGTCGGTACTTGGGACGTTTTGCCATAGCAATGGGAATCCAACCTGCAATGAAATAGTTGGGAGATTCACCAGTCACCAGAATTGCAACGTCACTTGGTCGATCGTATTCGTGAACGACTAAATGTCCGGCAACGTACTTAGTCCAACGAACTTCGAAATGACTGCCAACGTCAGCCTTCATCTTGTATTTGTTTTCGTAAGGGTTAAAAGGCAAATCAAGGTATTTCGCAACAACCCATTCGCTGCCAATGCTTTGTGCGTCTTGTGCAATTAGATCGTGAAACGATTTGTCCATTGAATACCCGCCTTCACGGGTTTGCCAATAATCGTTGTTATCTTTTGCCAATTCCAATGCAGCCTTATGGCAAACAAATTCCTCTGCCCGCGTCAATGTCATTTTCACCGACAACCCCCACAAAGCCAAGCAAGTTTTTCGCCACCCTGACCAATTTTGTAACCAAATGGGTCAAGTTTCATAACCTTTGCGCACCCGTCGCATTGTGCGACTTTGTATTCTGCAATGACTTCGCCGTCTTGCAACAGTTTTGCGGTCATGCTTTGTGGATAAATAATTTCCACTAAATCGCTCATACCTGTGGCTCCCATTTTCCTGTTGAGCGTAGGACGTACCAACGCGGGGTGCATTGGGTTGCTTTTGTCTTTTCGGTGCAGAAGTATCCGCCCCAATTCTTTGGCGAACCTTGGGCTGATTGTTTCCAGATCATGTGCCCATGACTGCATTGTGGTGCTTCCTGAACTAACTCACCGCCCAATTGCTTGGCAATTTCGTCCATTGATGAACCCAATGAAGGAATGCCTGATTGTTCGGCTTCAGCTGCAGTCTTGTAACTTGGCACGTCGCCAAACTTTGTTGTCCAATAGTCGTAATCCTTTTCAGTATTTGCGACTTTGGCGGTTGTCTTTTCAACCTGTTCCATGATCTCTTTCGTGCTTCGTTCGGCACCACCCATGACCAGCTGCTGAACACGCATAATTGCGCTGGTGACTGTGTCCTCGACGAACCAGCGTTTCATGTTTGGTTGGTACGCCCCTTGATACCCATAAGCAAAATCAATGCCCGCTGGGTGTAAATCAGTATCGTTCCTGAATGCTTTTGCTTCAACAAGGACATACCCCTTTTCGGCGCTAAATTCCACAATGCGGGTTTCAATGCGCCCTGTGGCGTATGTAGCCAACCAACGTTCCAGTCTTTCGCGCGAAGCCTCGTAATTGTCCAAGAACCCCATTAGTTGACCGCCTTGTTGCTCAAATGACGAACCATTGCCTTACGGCGCGCCATGCCTTCACGCTTACCTTCTTTGAAGCCTTTTGCGTAACCAACCGCAGCCCCAAGCACCATAAGGATTATGACAAGCACCAAACGACCCAACGTTTGCGGGTCTAATAGATCAAGCACCATTTTTGAATTCTCCCGATTCTTGGCGGTAGGACTACCACCTGAACTCAGGGTGACGCATGAACAACGCGCGGTCAAGAACCTTGCGTGTTTGTCGGCGTGTCGATCGGTTTTGTCTTGGATTTCAGTCCATTGCCAGCAAGCACACCGCCCAATGAACCAGTCAAGAAAATTGCCAAAGTTTTTAATAAATCAATAAACGCTGCGTCGTTGGGTGCTTGCGCCCCGATTGGTTGAGTTACAAAAATCAGTGCGTAGGTTATGCCGACGGTTACGATCAAAAACACCGCAGCAAGGGTTGAACCAATTATCAAAATCAGCTGCGCGTGTACGTCCTCAGGGGTTCGACGTCGGGCTGGTTTCTCGTGTTGAGAATCCAAGTATGTCGTCAGTACACGTTCCAGTGGGGACGCATTGCGGTTTCTTGCATTCTGGCTTTGACCAGTTTTCGTATTCTTGGCACTCATAACGCACCCACCCTTGATAACCGCAAGCGGACATGGTTAGTGCAAGTGCCCAAACCAACCATGCCGCCGCGACCTTTCGGGCTACTTCCCCGTTAACCCGAAACTCTTATCCTGCGGGTTTAACCAGCGCAGAATCACCGGCGCAACCGCTGCAACACCAGCCATTGCAAGTGTCTTAGGGTCTGTCACACCCGCCATGTATAACGCAAGGGCTGCTGCCATAAATGAGCGCGCCCATGACGCTGCTAGGGCTTTGGCTTTGTCCATTTTTTTGCCTCTTTCTTTGGTTTGTCTCCCGAAGTTGGAACTGTAACGGTTGGGTATTCGCCTTTGTATGGCACGAATTTTGGAATTCCAAAACCCACGATTTCTTTGCCTGTACCGTACGAACGAACCTTGACCATGACCATTCCGCCATTGCGTTGGTCACCTGTTCCGCTGGTGTTTCCTTCGATCGTTAAACATGTTTTTGAATCGATAAGTCCGACAACAATTCCAATGTGTGAAATGCGGTCAACCCCGTCATGTGGAAAATCCATAAATGCTAGATAACCCAATTGTGGCATGTTTGACCAACGTTGGATTTCTTTAAATTTATGCGCGCCTTGCGCCGTGCCCACGACTGAATGAATTTTGACGCCAGCCATGTGGCAAACCCAATTGACGAAACTTCCGCACCACGGCAAACCGTCAGCCTTAGTAAATTTACCGTATTTGGTCAGGTTGTCGCCTTCTTCGACCGTGCCAACTTCAGCTGCGGCGACTTCGATCAACCGTGCGTTTGTGCCTTGCGGGTAGGTCATGACAATAATAATTTCGCTTCGTCGTCAGTAATCCCCAATTTGGCAAGCAATGCAGCCTTTTCAGCCGCTTTGGCTGCTTCTGCTTCTGCTCTCGCTTCTGCTTCTGCCTTTCTTGCATTGGCTTCTTCAAATTCCGTTTCGGTCATTTCTCTAAAAATAACTTCATCTGTTTGACTATTGTGAATCTGAACCATTGGTCTTGTCATTTGATGCCCCAAACCTTGATTGTTCCTGTCAAATTAGAAGTTCCGTTATCGCTTTGAATTGTAACTGAATCAAATGCACTGTTGCTTTTCATAACTCCACCATAAATAATTTTTGTGTCCTTTGTGTTTGTTAATCTGACGCCCATTCCATAAATCATAAACGGCTTATAAGTTGTTGTTGATGTGTAATTGTCTACTGTTAATGACCAGTTCATTTGTGTGTTTAACGCAGCGGCTTGTCTTAACGTCAATTTAATGTAATCATTGTTATTTTCTTCAATTGCACCGTCAAGAACGCCGGTGTATGAAGCGACTGTGCCACCGTCTAAAAGAATGTCAATTGTGTTGCCTGTTGTTGCTTGCTGAACGCCTATGAATTCAACAAAAATTCGATTATAGGCTTGCGAAATGCTCGAAACGGTTACGGTTGGACTGTTCATTGTTGTCGTCGAAAGTAATGTCATGCCGCCTGCAGAAATTGTGCCCCATGATGATGTCGTTCCGTCAGTTGTCAGGTATTTTCCTGAATTGCCAGTTTGCGAAGGTACAACCGCACTAGACGCAATGCCAATTGTGACGTCGCCCGAACTGCCACCACCTGTGATTGGTGAAGTTACTGAAACGCCAGTAATGTCACCGCCAGCCGTCCAAGTAAAATCCATGTCTGTGTTTGAAGCCTTTGCCAAAATTTGACCAGTTGTGCCACCCTTTAAATCAGCCAATGATGTGTCCACGGCTTGACCAAAAACTTCAAAATCTGCTGGCAGGTCTGTGACTAAATCACTTGCCGTTGGCATTTGCCAGTTAAAGTTGCTCGTCGGATTTGCCATTTGTTCCCCTTTTCTACGCCACTATTGTGGCATTTGCCCAGTCTAAAGTCGGCGACACGCTTGTCCACGTTTCGGTGATTGGTACGTCATTCCAACGCATTGCCTGCAATGAATAG